GGTATGGCAGCACGTGTAATCAGCGTTAAAACGCCCTCAGAAGACCACCGCATCCGGTTCTTTAGTGACCAGGAGCTGGACGCGATTGAGCGCTTCTGTGATAACCCTCGTATACCGATGTGGTTTAAGGAGATGTGTGATCTGGCTCGCTACACCGGCATGCGTCACTCAGAGATCAGCAACCTGCGTGACCCATCGAAGGCGCGTGTCGAAGAGGGTGACGATGGTCTGTGGTGGATCACTCTGTTTAAGACTAAGAACGGTGATCAACGTCAGGTAGCTTTGTACAAACAGGAAGCGATTGATGCAGCTCGCAGCCTAGCTGCCGGGTTCCCTTACAATGCAAAAGAGTTCTACCTACTCTGGAACGTCCTTAGAGCGCGTGTAGCGCCTGGTGATAAGGACTTTGTATTCCACGTATTCCGGCACACCGCAGCTAGCGCCATGGCCAACGACATGCGTTTAAACAGCGATGTCATTGGTCAGTGGCTTGGCCACAGAAATCACAAAACAACGTCTAAGTATATCCACATTAAGCCGGAAACTATTGGCGACATTGCAAAACGAATGGCGGCAGCTGGCTAGTTGCTGTTCACCCTTTGTTCTGATAAGCTAAGTCTAAGAAAGATAGAGAAAGGCGAAAAACAATGATTTATTATTATACCAAGCGTTTGTTTGAAGGAGTTTTGTACGGTTGCATGACAACAGCCAGCAGCTGGTGTAACTGCCCTACAGCGCCACCAAACACCGCAGCATTTGATAAAAAACGCTGTTTCAAAAGACTGAAAAGCAGGTCGTATAGCCTTGTTAAAAAAGGCACAGTCGTTGCATCAAAAGATCGTTATTCGGCTGTGAGCTACGGTTTTGTAAATCTTTATACGTCGCACCCAACCCACATTCCCTGTATCCCCTCAGTGATCTCATAACTCATTGTATTTACTGTAATTCTAATTGTGTTCCCCCATAGCATATACGTAGGGGACACTAAGGGGATCAATATGACATCTATGGATAGACTAAATGGCTCTACGCTTGCCCAGCTGCAGCGTGAGAAGCAGATGATGACTGACGGCCACGACCGTTTCTTAGACCGTCAAGCCAAGCTAAAGGATTTAAGCATTGCGCCGGCTAACTCTAGACTTCTGAAGGACGCACTCGCGGCAACCACAGAAGCATTACGTATTAGGTTGGACGAAGCGTGTGCAGCTGATGGTCGGCCTTTCGATTGGGTACTAGATCTAAAGTCTTTGGATACTGAGCTCCTAAGTTACTTAGGTCTCGTGAATTGCATGGAAGGCGTTGGTATGGCTGCGACCAGGACTAGCGTACTTCGCAACATCGGCGGACGTGTCGAAATGGAGCACTTTAGTGTTGAGCTGAAGGCATACGACAAGGCGCTTCACGATAGGATTACAAGCCTCGCTACAAGCAATAACAGCAGCAGCGAGCACCGGAAGAAGGCTGTAAGACACATAGCAGCTAAAGAAGGCTTTGTGCATGATAAATGGTCTCAAGAGCGTAGGATGAAAGCAGCTGCACCCATCCTTAGCGCTATACTTGAGGCATCAGGTGTCTTCGAGGTTTGGACACAGATCAAAGACAACAAGACTGTGTACAGAATTGGTCTGTCCGAGGAAGCCTCAGAGGGCATCGCTGACATCAATCAAGAGATCAGCTGGAATGAGCCTGTGTTTACACCGATGATCACACCACCGAAACCTTGGGACAGTGATGACAGTGGTTGTTACTTAGATCCAGCACTGGCTAGTACTACGCCTCTAGTGCGCCATATGTCACCTAAGCAGCGTGGAATGCTAAAGTCAGCAATACGTAGTCGCCGTATGCAGCCGGCCTTAGATGCACTAAATGCAATCCAGGCTACACGTTACACCATGAACACATACGTACTCGCAGCTGTAGAGTGGTCGTGGGAAAACAGCCTACAGCCGGGCTCTAGTTTCCCTCAGCGTGACAAGCTGGAGCACATTAAGTTCCCTGAGAACTACGATGAGCTGTCTGATGAAGACAAAAAGGGCATTCGGCTGAAGGCGCAGGACATCCGTGCTCTCAATAAGCAAGTGGATGCTGATCGCTCGATGATGACCATGGATCTAAGGCAAGCTAGAGACCTGGCTAATTATGAGCATTTCTACTTGCCTCACAGCTTTGACTTTAGGGGTCGTATTTACCCAGTGTGTAACTTCAACACGCACCGCAGCGACCACATCAAGTCTCTATTTACCATAGCTGACAAGAAGCCAATCACTGAATCTGGTGCCAGGTGGATTGCCATCCAGGTAGCCAACACCGGCGACTTCGGAAAGATCAGTAAGCAATCATTCGAAGACCGGGTGCAATGGGTCATCAATAATGCTGATCGTATAGCAGAGATCGGTAACGACTTCGAGGGTACCTATGATGGCGATGATCCTGAGCAGCTGTACTGGTCTAAGGCAGACAAGCCATTTGCATTCCTGGCTGCTTGCCGAGAGTTCTTTGGCTTCTGGGTTCACGGCACTGACTACGAAAGCGGCTTGCCTATCAACCTCGATGGTTCCAACAGTGGCATCCAACACTTTAGTGCGGCCAGCTGTACTGAGACTGACGGAGCCCTGGTCAACCTGGTGCCAGGCGACAAGCCTCGGGACATCTACCAGGCTGTAGCAGACAAGGTGACTGATCTGTTGAAGGCTGACGATGACCCGGTGGCTAAAGAGTGGCTCGACTATGGTGTCACAAGGAAAGTCGTAAAGCGCAACGTGATGACCTACGGATACTCAAGTGGCATCTACGGCTTCACGGATCAGCTAATGGAAGACCTGATGATCCCACTGCGTAACAGTGTGAGAAAAGGTGACCTGGATAAGCACCCATTTAGTGACCCAGGTAAGGCTGCCAGGAAGCTAGCCAATGCAAACTGGACAGCCATAAACCAGGTCATCGTAGGCGCTGCAGATGGCATGCGGTTCTTCCAGGCGTTTGCACATGCCCTGGCTGACGTTAATCAGACCATGAGCTGGTTTACGCCGGTCGGGTTCCCAGTCGATAATGCGTACTATAAAAACAAAGCTAAGCGTCTACGTATCTACCTATACGACAAGCAGGTAGACAGCCAGGTACGCACCAGCGCTGTACTCAACATGGCCGACATTCGGACTGTTGATAAACGCAAGTGTGGTGCAGCTGTGAGCCCTAACATGATCCACAGCCTGGACAGCAGTCACCTTATGAGCACTGTTCTCAAGTGTCTCACGAAAGGTGTGCGTAACTTCATGCTAATTCATGACAGCTTCGGCACAGTGCCGGCAGACACTGACAAGCTCTTCATGGCTGTACGTGAGGCGTTTGTCGCACAGTACGATGGCGTGTGTATCTACAGTTTCATCACTGATCAGATCCTCGAACACATCGACCTGGGCTTGGACAAACAAGCGCCAACAATACCAACTAAAGGCAGCCTGGACATAAAGGCTGTACTGCAGAGTGACTACTGCTTTGCGTAGTCTGTAATGTGCGTGGGGGACTTGTGTTCCCCCATAGCATATAGACCCCATAAAAAAGAAAACGAGGATCGTATGCACCCCAGAGAAAGGGTGTTGGAACAGGCGCGTCTACTCGAATCACAAGACAAACCAATCCCTGCCGACCTGGAGCGCGAAGCCAAGCGCCTGGGTCTACAGCTGACACCAAACATCAAGAACAAAATGAAACAAGGAGTATCCAAAAATGGCAAAAGTAGCATTTGAAACACATAAAGGAACAGCAGAATACCCCTGGCTTAACGTACCTGACACACAGTTCGACGCTGAGGGTAAATATAAGACTGGCTTACGTGTACCAGCTGACCAATGCAAAGAGCTGCGAGACAAGATCCGTCAGTTTGCTGTGGATGAGTTCGGCAAGAAAGCTGAGACAGCCAAAGTGCCATACAAGCAAGACCCAGATACCGGTGAGATCATCTTGAATGCAAAGTCAAAGTATCAGCCCAAGGTCTATGACAGCAAGGGTCAGATCATCGTACCGAGCAACCTGCCTCAGATCTGGGGTGGTTCTGTATTGAAGATGGGCGGCACCCTGCATGCCTATAACAGCGCCGGTAATATTGGCGTTTCGATGCAGCTCACAAAGATCCAGGTTATTGACTTGGCCGAGCGTCAGGAAGACGGCGCCGGCTTCGCTGCAGAAGAGGGATCATTTGTAGCCTCAGAACAAACCAACGAAAGCAACGATAATGGCTCCCCGCAAGAAGACAAACCGGAAGACGGCTTCAGCGCCAACTTCTAGACAGAGAGCCATCAAGAATGGGTATCGCTCAGGTCTCGAAGATAAGACAGCAAGACAGATCAAGGAAAGCGGTCTTGAGGTTTTATATGAGACTGAGCGTATCCAGTTTGTATGGCCTGAGCGCCAGGCGCACTACACACCAGACTTCCGGCTGCCA